AGATGAAAGGGCTTCTGTTTCTTCAACTCCACTTGTTCGTGCCCGTACTTTGGGATAAAAAATGTCATCATTTACAGACTACACAGAAAATCTTGCACTAACGTACTTGTTTAATACAGGTTCTGTTACTCGTCCTACCGCATGGTTTGTTGGCTTGTTTACTGCCGCACCTAGTGATACTGGTGGCGGTACAGAAGTATCTGGTAGTGGTTATGCCCGTGTATCTGCGGGAACCATCTCTGGTAGCGGTACAGCAACAACTTTTACAAACGCTGCCGCAATTGAGTTTGCCGCTGCTTCTGGTGGTAATTGGGGAACAATTGGTTGGGCAGGTATTTATACGGCTTCAACTGGTGGAACTTTGCTTGCATGGGCTCCTTTGACTACTGCTAAAGCAATTAATGATGGAGACATCTTCCGCATTCCTGCTTCTAGCTTGACAATTACATTGAGCTAATATGGCTGCTTACGGGCGTGGCGATTATGGTGGGGGTGCATACTCCTTTGGAGCGTACTTAGGTGCGCTTGCAATTGCCTCTGCCTCTACTGTAGTTGTTGCTGGTGAGAAGATAAAAGATGCTCAGTTTGAAATAAGTTCAACTAGCACAGTAGCTGTAGGTGCGGTAAAGATTTCTAGTGCTTCACTTGCAGTTGTTGATACTTCTGTAATGACAGTAGCAGGTGGAATAGATGCTGTAGGTAATGTAAATATTGTTGCAACAAGTATTTTAGATATTCAGTACAACCGCAAGCGTCCTGGTGAAGTGATAATTATTGATACTTCTAGCGTTGTGATTAATGCTAGAAAGAAATGGGAAACAGAAGCAGATGTGTCCGAAATTTGGACAAAAGTTTCTGTATAAAGTTCAGACTATTAGGGGTAAAACATGGCCGATACAACAACCACAAATCTAAGCTTAACAAAGCCAGAAGTTGGCGCTTCAACAGATACATGGGGTACTAAGATCAATACTGATCTGGACACTATTGATGCGTTGTTTGATACTGGCCCACTTTTAAAAGTAACAAAGGGCGGTACTGGTGTAGGAACAAGTACAGGATCTGGAAATAATGTATTGTCAACAAGCCCAACGCTTGTTACACCAATTTTAGGTACTCCATCTAGCGGAACACTATCAAATTGTACAGTTGATGGCACAGATTCTGTCGGCTTTAGAAATATTCCACAAAACAGTCAGTCTGCTGCTTATACATTAGTTTTGGCTGATGCTGGTAAACACATATTCCATCCATCTGGTGATGCTAATGCAAGGACATACACAATACCTGCAAACAGTTCTGTGGCTTACCCAATTGGAACTGCTTTGACTTTTATTAACATGACAAGTCAAGTGGTGACAATTGCTATTACGACAGACACAATGTATTTGTCTTCTGCTGGAACTACTGGCTCTAGAAGTTTGGCTCAATACGGGTCAGCAACGGCAATCAAGATGACTTCAACAACATGGCTAATTAGTGGGAGTGGCTTAACATGAGTGGCGCACTACAGGTTGTTTTTCAAAATTTAAGAAGTTTTGTTCCTCCTTTGCCAGACATTGGTGCTGCTTATGAGGGTGGATTTTTTGCGGGGCAAATATCTACTGCTGGTAATGGCATACCTGACTTTAACTTAGTAGTTGGTCCTAAATCTTCTTCACAAACTTTTGACTTGTGGAAAAGCTCAAACGATGCAACGTCAGGCGCTGATAGTGCATTTAACGGCACACAAAATACTGCCGATATGGTGGCTGATGGAAACTCAAGTATTTATCCATCAGCTCACTTTTGCAACAACTTGTCTACTGGTGGTCAAACCGATTGGTATATGCCATCGAAAAATGAATTAGAAATTTGTTATTACAACTTAAAACCCAGTACAGCTCTTAACTTTACAAATTCTGGCACTAACACTAACGCTGTGCCAAGCAGGGGTAGCAATTACACAACTGGTGACCCAGCACGAACTGCCGCAACAATATTTAGATCAGGTGGTTCAGAAGCATTTGATGATGAACGCTATTGGTCTAGTACTGAAGCTTCTGATACAAACGGATGGAGGCAGTATATGGGTTATGGCTATCAATCAAGTCGTATTAAGAATGTTTCGTGTAAAGTTCGTGCAATCCGCAGGGTTGCAGTCTAAGGAAATATATGAAACACATTTGCATAACCGAAGTAGATGCAGTAACAAAAATACCTTGTACTGTTGAGCCACAACGCACAGGCCCATCAATGCCCGTTGTTAAAGGTTGGGTTCATTTATGGCATGACAGTTCTACATGGCCTGTTGAATTAGCATCTGATGGCACATATTTGAGAGCGCCTAAGTACTATGGCACTTGCGATGACGATGCCGACACAAGCATTGCTGGTGTTTTACAAGTCTTGACTGAAGAAGAATACAACGCTGCTAGAACTGCTGAACATGAAGCCCGTAAACCTTATCCATCTTGGATTGGTTACTTGGACACAATGACATGGGGTGCGCCTGTAGCAAGACCCGCAGATGCCATTATGAATGGTGGAAATGTGCGGTATCAATGGGATGAAGCCACAGTTAACTGGATTCCAATGGAATGAAAGAGTTTTTCTTCATCTCAGGTTTGCCAAGGTCAGGTTCAACCCTGCTCTCGGCTATCTTGCGTCAGAACCCAGAGTTCTATGCAGACATTTCCTCACCCGTACAAAGCTTGGTGGCATCAACCATCAACGTCATCACGGGTAGTGAAAGCAATCACTTGATAGATGAAGAAAGACGCAAGAGTATCCTACGCTCTTTGTTTAATGCTTACTATGAATCTGTCAGTCCCAAGACTGTATTTGATACAAGCAGGTCTTGGACATCAAAAACATCATTGCTCAAGGAACTCTACCCACAGACCAAGATTGTTTGTTGTGTGCGTGACTTGCCTTGGATACTTGATAGCTTTGAGCGTATTGCATCCAAGAACTCTTTGTATGGCGCAAGCTTGACAGACGATGAAGCTAGGCAAACAGTCACCACAAGGTGCGATGCCCTGATGGATGTCAAAAAGGAAGGCCAAGTGGTCAAGCCTTATTACTTTTTAGAAGAAGGTTTACTGTTAAACCCAGACATGATTATGTTGGTTGAGTATGAATCTCTGTGCAAGAAGCCTGAGAGCGTCATGCGTGAAATCTATGGATTTATTGGCAAGCCCTATTACGAACACGATTACAAGAATGTAGAGTATGAGAATGAGGTGTATGACAACGCCTTAAACATGAAAAGTCTGCATACAGTCAGGAAAGAAGTGACATGGCAAGAACGTCCCTCTATCTTGCCTAAATCAGTTTGGGAAAAGTATACTGGTAAAGAGTTCTGGCGCACACCCGCACCAGAGTTTGCAATAAAACAACTTTATAAGGTCAAGGGATGAAACGCATTTTAGTTATGGGTTTGCCTGGTGCTGGTAAAACTTACCTTGCACAGCACATTCTTGAACACTTGCAAAACAACCGCAAGACAGTCATGTGGCTGAACGCTGATGATGTGCGTAAGAAATACAACGATTGGGACTTCTCACATGAAGGCCGTATTCGACAGAGCTTACGTATGCGTGATCTTGCTGACAGTTACGATGTGGATTATGTGATCTGTGACTTTGTTGCCCCTCTTGTTGAGATGCGTAACAACTTTAAAGCAGATTGGACTGTATGGGTTGACACTATCAACCAAGGTCGTTTTGAAGACACTAACAAGGTGTTTGTTGCGCCAGAGCAGTATGACTTTAGGATTACTGAGCAAAAGGCTGAGAAGTGGGGAGAGTTTATTGCGGCTCATATTTTGGATGACCGCCAACGCCCTGTTTTTGATTGGCAGAAAGAAACTGTCCAGATGTTGGGCAGATGGCAACCTTGGCATGAAGGCCATCGTAAACTGTTTGAGAGAGCCTTGTCTAAGACAGGTCAGGTGGTCATTCAGATCAGAGACTGTCAAGGTTGGAATGGCTCAAACCCGTTTGCCGCTAATCAGGTAAAAGACTTTATTAAGCGTGATTTAGACCCTTTGTATCAAGGTCAGTATGAGATACAGCTTGTGCCTAATATTGTTAACATTACCTATGGTCGTGATGTGGGCTACAAGATTGAACAAGAGTCTTTTGACGATGCCACTCACGCTATCTCAGCAACCAAGATACGCAAAGAAATGGGCATAGGTTGAATCATGAAAGAAGTCACCCACGAACAAATCTACGAAAGACTGCTTGCAGTTGAAACTAAGGTAGATACCATCGACACGAACACAAAAGGTCTTGTAGAGGCTATACACGCCTTGGATGGGGCTTTTAAAGTGTTGGGTTGGGTTGCTTCTGCTGCCAAGCCTATTTTGTGGGTGGGTGCGCTAATTATGGCTGCTGGTGCTATCTGGCAAACATGGCTTAAAAAGTAATGGCTAATGTCAAACAACAGCTGGATATTCCTGCTATACCTAGTCTGGGTACATCAGGGGTTGTCTATTCTCAAAATGTCCAGAATCAAAACAATGGATTACTGAGGTTGTTTTTTACTAAACTTGTAAACGTAATTAGCTCTTTAATTGGTCCTAATGGGGGTAGATACTTAAACAATCCTTATGGTGTTTTTTTAGATACCACAGATCAAGTTGCAGCCAACACAACAACCGCTTATCCAGTTACTCTAAACACAACAAGTTTGTCCAATGGTGTTTCTGTTGCAAGCAATTCAAGGATTACTGTAGCTTTTGATGGCATTTGGAACTTACAGTTTTCAATTCAATTTAAGAATACTACCAATGATGGCCAAGACTTTGATATTTGGTTTCGCAAGAATGGTGCAAATATAGCTAATTCAAATAGCCGTTTTCACCTGCCAGCAAGAAAAATTCTTGCCGATCCAAGTCATTTGATTGCATCTTTAAATTTTATGGAAAGCTTGGTAACAGGTGATTACATTGAAATAGTGTGGAGGACAACCGACACGGGAGTTAGTATTGAGCATTTTGCTGCTAGTTCAAGCCCAACAAGACCAGTAGTCCCTTCAGTCATTGTCACAATGACGTTTGTGTCTAACCTACCTACGCTATAGAATGCAGATATGGCTTACATTCCACTACAAATTCCTCCAGGCGTATACAAAAACGGGACTGAATATCAGTCTAAAGGTCGTTGGAACAGCTCAAATTTAGTACGTTGGTACGAAAACACTATACGTCCAGTAGGTGGTTGGAGGAAGCGTTCTGCTAGTCAAATGACGGGTTTGGCTCGTGGTCTGATTAACTGGCGTGATAACTCGAATAATAGACGTATCGGAATTGGTACTCATTCAAAGCTATATGCAATGAATGAAGCTGGTACTCTTACAGATATAACCCCTACATCATTTACTGTTGGCAATGCAGATGCTGTATTGAAACTTGGCTATGGCTATGGAACTTATGGAACATCTGCTTATGGTGTTGCCAGACCAGACTTAGGAACATATTCACCTGCTACCACTTGGAGTTTGGATACCTTTGGTGAGTATTTAGTTGCTTGTTCATCTACTGATGGAAAGCTTCTTGAATGGCAGTTAAATCCTGCCAATGATGCGGTTGCCATTACAAATGCTCCAACAAGTTGTAGTGGTCTTATTGTTACTCAAGAACGATTCTTATTTGCATTAGGTGCAGGTGGTAATCCACGTAAAATTCAATGGTGTGACCAAGAAAACAATACAACATGGACTCCTGCCGCTA